CTGTGGAAAAGCCCTGTGCAAATGTGGAAAACTACAAACCGAACAAAAACCGAACAAACATTGTAAATATTACAAGCAAAATGTAGAAAATTGCTATTGCAATTGCCAAAACCTTCATGTACAATAGAGGTAACATAAGCAAGGAAAGGATGAATGAAACTTACTCAGGAACAAAAAGAAGACTTTGAGCAAGCAATGGAGCATTGGGTTAGAGTATGCAAAATTGCTGATGAAGAGATGGAAAAACCTTATACTAGGAACACAGAGATAATTATTGGAGACCTTAAAAGAGCTAAGAAATATATTGAAACTAATTATGGCGGATGGTTCTATCACCCTCTAATGAGCTTGGAGGATAATAATGTCAGGTACTAAAGCAGGTGGGATCAAAACAAGAGAAACAATGTACCAAAGGCATGGTAAAGACTTTTACCGTGAAATAGGTAGGAAAGGAGGACAGAACGGTCATACTGGAGGTTTTGCAAGTAACACTGAACTAGCAAGAAAGGCTGGTGCAAAGGGAGGAAGAATAAGTAAAAGAGGAAAAGCAAGGAGAACAGAAGATGGAAATTAAACTATCAAAAGAGCAGATTGAATATATTCTAAATTATGACAAGACAAGGAGTGTTGCTACAGCTTGTAATCTTGCTCAGACATTAGTGAATCAAGTTTTAGAGAAATTAGCAGAGGAGTTATCGTAATGGAAAAATTACTTACAAGGAATGGAGTATGCAAGAAGTTAGAGAACAGTCCATACAACTTCACTTACTTCCATGATGGAAAATGTGTAACATTTAATTTTAGCTCAAAGCTACATCTAGACAATTTTACAAAGAATCGTCAGAAGAACTTTTCCATGATTTATAATGATATTAACAAGCGTTATAAGTTCGGAATTGACTGTGTGTTCCTATCTGACTTCAACTTGTACCGAAAGATAGAGAACAGAGGTTGTTATATCAATTATGATGGGAAAATATTTAGATGCCTAGACAATATAACATTAAGTGGCGAGAGCAAGACGAAAAGGAACTCAGAAGAGTAGTCAGGAACTTCAATGACAAGCTTAGGAGATTAGTCAAGAAGAATCCAGCAAACTCAAATGTTCTACCTCAGTTTTGGAACGAGAAGACTCAGGAATTTGAAAACAGAATCTCAATTGAGCAAGTCAAGGATTTGATTGCTACAAGACAGGATTACAATCGTCAGCTGAATATGCTTAAACGCTTCAGCAGAAGAGGAGCTGAGAAGATTGTTGAAACAGGTTCAGATTATGATGCCAAGACAACCAAGTGGCAACAGCAAGAACAGAAAAGACTTGTGCAGACCATTAACAGAAGAAGAAAGGTTAGGCTTGATAACCTTAGTACATTGGAAATGATGAATGCTTCAGGAAAGCTTGGCTATACCTTAGGACAAATGTTTGGCATGGGTTTAGCTGAGAAGAATAAGCTTAAGCCAACACAAGCCTTCACTAGAGGTCAATCACAGAAGGACATCAAGTGGAAGTGGAGAGCCTTGCAGATGGAAGCCAAAGATACCTATTACAATGAGCGTGATGATATGCTAAAGCAGAATTACATCAGGACTCTTGAAGAGAACTTTGATTCAGCAGACATCAAGCAAGTAATTGAGAACATTAAGGGAATGCCAGCTGAAGCCTTCTATCTGAAGTTTGAAGCTAAGGGTGATGCTTTCGAGTGGGCTTATCCACCAAAGAAAGGTACAGATGATTACAAGAACTATGTTGCTGAGCTAGAAGGTTACTGGACATCAAGTGATAGCATTCTGGACTTAAGTCCAACACTTACCAGCGTTATCGCTGGACTCTAAAATTAAGCAAGGATAAGGATGAAACAATACATGGCTGATTTTGAGACCACTACAAATCCTGAGGATTGCAGGGTCTGGGCTTATGCCATCTGTGACATTGATGAACCAGATGAAGTCATCATAGGAACTAGGATTGATGACTTCATTGACTGGTGTGCTGATCAGAAGGACAACCCGAGAATATTCTTCCATAATTTGTCCTTCGACTTAAGCTTCATCATAGATAGATTGTTTAAGCTTGGCTTTAAGCATACAACTGAAAGTAGCGATAGGCAGACTAAGACCTTTAACACCATGATTAGTGACAAGGGTATTGTTTACCAATGTGAGATTATTTTCTATCGCAAGGGTAAGAATGTTAGGAAGGTTACAATCAGAGATTCACTTAAGCTAATTCCTCTGAGAGTTAAGGAGATTCCTAAGACCTTTGGTCTTGAAGAAGCTAAAGGCGAGATTGATTACAACCTTCACAATAGCTTGCCAGAAGGCTCACCAATATCTGATGTTGAGCAAGATTACATCAAGAAGGATGTACAGATTGTAGCTAAGGCTCTGAAAATCATGTTTGATGAGGGTATGACAAAGATGACCATTGGGGCTTGTGCTTTAGATCAATACAAGCAGACAATTGGCAAAAGAACTTTTGCAAGGTGGTATCCTACTCCTGAGTATCACAAAGATGTAAAACAGAGCTATCGTGGAGGTTTTACCTACCTTAATCCAGAGTTTGCTGGAAAGGTTGTTGGAAACGGTGTGACTTTGGATGTTAATTCGCTTTATCCTTCAGTGATGCGTGACCCTAATAATGCGTTCCCTTTTGGCACACCTATATTCTTTGAAGGGCAATATAAGTATGACCATCTATACCCTCTCTACACTCAGATGTTCAGCTGTCAGTTTGAACTCAAGAAGAATAAGATTCCTACCATTCAGATTAAGCACAGCTTGGCTTTTGTCGGTAATGAGTATCTAACATCAAGTCATGGAGAAGAAGTTGTACTTTGTCTTAACTCTGTAGACTTTGAGTTGTTCATGCAACAGTACGATGTATTTAACATAACTTATTATTCGGGTTGGAAGTTCAAAGCTAGTTCTGGCATGTTTGATTCATACATCGACCATTGGACTGAGGAGAAGATTAAAGCTGGCAAGGAAGGTAATCCCGGAAGGCGATTTATCGCCAAAAGAATGCTCAACTCGCTCTATGGAAAGTTCGGACAGGATATACAAAACATTAACAAAGTACCATATCTAGATACAGATGGTCATGTTAAGTATTACTTGGATGAGCCAAAACCAAAGAAGGGATTATACATTGCAATGGCTTCATTTATTACAAGCTACGCAAGGAGAAAAACAATTACATCAGCTCAGAAGGTACAGGATGATTACCATTCAGGCAAAAGCAACATTCAGTTCATCTATGCAGATACTGATTCACTCCATCTAGATTCTCCAGACTTCGAGCTACCTGAAGGATTGGACATTGACCCCTATAGGCTTGGTGCTTGGGCATTGGAGAGCAAGTTCAACAAAGCTAAGTTCTTAAGGCAGAAGTGTTATATTGAGAATCTTACCGAGGATGTAGACAATCCTAACCCAGATGATTGGCATATGAAGATAACTGTTGCGGGCATGCCTGACACCTGTTATGACCAAGTTACATTCAGAAACTTCAAAATTGGTGCTACTTACTTTGGTAAGAAAACACCAAAGGTGGTAGCAGGTGGTACGGTGCTTATTGATGGCACATTCACAATCAAGAAGTGATATACTGAAGTTAAGAGGTGTCTGGGTTGCTCAGATTGGAAACAGCTTGAAGAACCATAGTGAAGAGCTACCGAAAGCTGGTGGGTTGGTTACCCATCTTGTCTGAGTCCAGAGCCTCTTTTAAGCAAAGGAAAACATGACATCTACTAGCAATAAATACTGGGATATTGATAGGACATTGACTCACAATGCCCTCTTTTATGTGATTGTAGGAAACCGTTCAGCAGGTAAGTCTTATGGATGTAAGAAGAGAGCTATCACAAACTTCATCAAGAGGGGTGAGCAGTTCGCTTATGTTCGCCGTTATACGGATGACCTCAAGGATTCCCTTCCGAACTTCTTCAAAGATATTGTGAAAAACAATGAGTTCCCTGATTATGAGTTCAAGGTAGATGGAACTAAGTTGTATTGCAGGCTCAAGACAGAGGAAGATGCTAAGGTTGCTTGGAAGGAAGAGGATGTTTGTGGATATGGTCTAATCCTATCTACAGCAGACAACAAGAAGTCTATATCTTATCCTTCAGTTACCATGATTATCTATGATGAGTTCATGCTAGATAAAGAATCATCAAGCCAGAGATACTTAAGGAATGAGCCAAAGACTTTGCTTAACCTCTATGAAACTGTTGCTAGACCAGGAACAGAACATCCAAGATGTGTATTATTTATGCTCTCTAACTCTGTAAGTATTAACAATCCATTTTTCTTATTCTGGGATTTGAAGATGCCGAGTATGGAGAAACCAGATGGCAACGGAAAATATATCTGGCATCATCCCACCAGACCAATGATTGTAGAGAACGCTGTTAAGCAAGAGATGGTAGATGCAAAGATGCATAATGAGTTTTATGGAATCATCAAAGGAACTGGTTATGATGACTTCGCGATCCACAATGAGTTTGTTAATGATGATGAAACCTTCGTTGAGAAGCGTTCCTCAACAGCCAAGTTCTACTTCACCTTCATATATAAAAATAGGAAGTACGGGGTATGGGTTGATGTATTGCAGGGTTTGATGTGGGTAAGTGAAGCAGTTGACCCTAGCTATCCAATTACCTACTCCATCACCATGAAAGACCACAGACCTAACACTCTGTTTCTCAAGAACAGGAATCATGCAATCCACTTCAATAAGTTCATTCAAGCTTATAAAGATGGCTGTGTAAGGTTTGAGTCAATCTTGATTAAGTCAATATGTTATGAGATATTAAAAATGACCATGAATATATAGACAGCTGTGCGAGGGCTGTCTATTTTGCTATACTGAAATTATGAAGGAAATATATAATGGCATAATTGCTGGCTTCCTAACTACCTTCATTTATTTAGTGGGTGGATTAGATGTTGCTTTAATATGTCTTTTAGTTGCAATTGTCCTAGATTATTTAAGCGGGTTAACAAAAGCATATGTAACCAAACAGCTATCCTCTCAAACTGGATTCAGAGGGATTGTTAAGAAGGTAGCTCTTTTAATTGTTGTGATGTTGGCTGTTCTTGTTGATAGGGTAACAGGTAATACAGGAGCAATCAGAACATTGGTTATTTATTATTTTGTTGCTAATGAAGGTCTCTCTATCATTGAGAATCTTGGTCAAGCAGGTGTTCCAATCCCTCAAAGTATTAAGAAGGCTTTGAAAGCCATGAAGAAGGAGAATAAGTAATGCTCAAAGTTTTTCAGGTGAAGCGTGGAGCAACATTCAGTTTCATTGTTACATTCAAGAATCTGAATCAAGATGTTGCTTCCATGACATTTGGTCTTAAAGAAGACTATGACAAGGCAATGCTAATTGAGAAAACTCTTGGTGACGGAATCACCAAGATTGATACAGGTAAGTATAAGGTGGACTTCTCATACACAGATATTTTGAATCTTGAAGCTGGTATGTATGTTTATGACCTTCGTTACACAATTGGGGATACTCCAGCAATCCCTCTATCTGGATATGTAATTGTTCAAGACAGCGTATTTAATAATCAGGAGAGCTAGATATGAGCTTATATGGTACAGACCAGAGCAACTGGCAACCAAACCAAATAACAGAGGGTGACTTCATCATCTGTAAAGCAACGGAGGGTATTAACTATGTTGACCCAACTTGTGACCCTAAATACCAGATGAATAAGAATGCAGGCAAGCTTCTTGGTGTTTACCATTTTGCTAGACCTGAATATAACTCAGCAGAAGCTGAAGCAGAGTTCTTTGTGAATAACATCAGAGGATACATTGGTGAAGCAATCTTAGTCCTAGACTGGGAGTCTCCTAATAAGTGGGATGTTGCTTGGGCAAAGCGTTGGTTGGATAAGGTTAAGGAACTAACAAGTGTTAAGCCTCTTATCTATATGTCATCATCTGTTACCTTTGAACATGACTGGTCTTCAGTTGTTGCAGGCGATTATGGTCTTTGGGTTGCTAATTATGGTAACAATGACGGTGCTAATCACGGTTGTCCTGAAGTTGGATATTGGGGAGTTGTTGCAATGCATCAATATACTTCTAATCCATTAGACAAGGATGAGTTCTTTGGTGATGCTAAAGCATGGAGAGCTTATGCTGGTAGCAAGGGTGAATCTAAACCAACACCAAAGCCAACTCCAAAACCACAACCAAAAGAAGATTATTACACAGTACAATCTGGTGATAGTCTCTGGGCAATTGGACAGAAATATGGAATCAGTTTGAATCAGATTATTACATTGAATCCACAAATACAAAATCCGGACTTAATTTATCCTGGACAGAAAGTGAGAGTTAAATAATGAATGAAGAAGTTGAAATCACATTGCTACAAGATGAAGTCTCAGTTGAAACACCTCTTGTTGCAGATTACATCCTTCCAACAGCAACATCATCTACTTTGGGTGGTGTTAAGATTGGGGATAATATTGATATTGATTCTACTGGTCATATATCTGTGCCTATTGCTACTAACACAACTCTCGGACTTGTTAAGCCTGGTACTGGACTTGCTGTATCTTCTGATGGTACATTGACAGCTACTGGCACTTATGAACTTCCAGAAGCCACAAAGACTACTCTTGGTGGAGTGTATGTTGATGATGAGTTATCCACAAGTTCTCAAAATCCTGTGCAAAACGCTGTTGTATCTTTGGAATTACAAGAGTTAAATGGCGATATAACATCTGTATCAGGAACTGTATCAGGGTTGTCAACTACAGTTGGTAACTTATCTACTACAGTTGGTAACTTAGGTACATCACTTACAAACTTGTCTGGAATAGTTACGAATCAAGGCAATGATATATCTACCATTCAGGGTAATATTACATCTCTTGGCACTAGGATTGGTGGATGTGAGGGTGACATTACAGATTTAGGTAACACCGTTGGTGCTATGGGTGCCGTAGTTGAAGATTTATCTGATGAGTTTGATGAGGTTGCAACAGCATCAGATGTAGACAGTAATACATGGACAGTAGGAGATATTCAGATTAGGAAGAGAGGTAGAACTGGCGTTGTGTACATTACGCTAGAAGGTTCTTTAACTCTTTCTTCATTGTCTTATACCACAATCTACACCCAATCTGACCAAGACAACCTTCCATCTTACACAGGTTATGGTGTTATATACACAGATGCTGGATGTGTTTATGCTGAGTTTACAACTTCTGGAGAACTTAATATTTATAACAAGTCTACAACATCGCTTAATATTGGCGAATTGAAAGGAAGTATTCCTATACTTTATAGCTAATGGCAACATATTATGGATATGTAGAAGTACCTCACTCTTCATACGATGCTTGGAGAGGAGCAACCATCGGAAATATGTACGATTTGGATGGATGGTACTCAGGACAATGCTGGGACTATACGGCTTTGTGTTACGCTCAATACGGTTTAACTCTTTATACTAAACCAGGAGGAGGTGTTGCTAGAGAATGTTGGACTGTTTCAAGAAGTGCAAACTCAAGAGACCCTTTTGAATCTGTTGAAGGTGTACAAAACATCAAGCGTGGTGACATCCTAGTATTTGGTGGAGGATATGCAGGTCACATATGTTTTGCTGATGAAGATTATAATGGTACTAATAGATTAAACTGTCTCGGTCAGAATCAGAGAGGAGGTGGAGGAGGTTATCCAGCTACTGTAGATAACCTAAATCTTAATACATTCTTAGGTATATTTAGAAATAAGAACTGGGTGGGTGATACACCTGAACCAGAACCAGAATCGGGTTATAATAAACATAGGTACAATTTTGTACTATTTAACAGAAGAAAGAGGCAAGAGAAATGGACAAAGAAACCTTTGAAGCGAAGATAAAAGAATTAGGCTCTCTAGAATCAGCAGAGGAAATGAGGGCAGGACTGGCAGAGCTATCAGAAGGAGTTAACCCTATCTTCGAGGCTAATGCTAACTTGACCACCCAACATGAATCTGATGTAATAGAGATGGAGAAGATAAGAAGTGCTAACATGAAGTTATTTACTCAGTTAGGCTCTCAGAAAACTCCACAGCAAACTATCGAAGAGCAGACTGGTCTGAAACAGGAAGAGTCTCAACCTCGCCGAAAGTTTGAAGATGTCTTAGACAAGTGTGATTGGTAAGACATAATATTAAATAACAATAAGGAGTTATCCAAATGGATGCAATTGAACTCTTGAACACCATCCGTGATAACGCTTCACAAGCTTATCAAGACCGTGTTCCTGTAGCCACTCGTACAAACATTGCAGAAGTTGGTGAAGCCATTACTGACCTCAACAACGCTGTTGTTTACAACGAGTTTATTAACACACTAGCAAATATGATTTATGCTCCAATGCTAATCAAGAAGAGCTGGAGCAACCCTCTTGGCAAGTTCAAGAAGGGTAAAAAGACCTTTGGTGATACTGTTGAGGAAGTCTACAACAACTTCATCAAGGCTCAGACCTATGACCAGACTGGTGCAGGTTTACTAACTCGCAACCTTCCTGATACTAAGACCATCTTCCATCGTATGAATCGTCAGGACAGCTATGTCCTTACGGACAGCCCTGAAGCTTTGGCTAAAGCATTCAAGAGCTATGAAGGTGTTTCTGAATACCTACAGAACCTCTTTACAACCATCCGTAACTCTGCAGAGCTTGATGAGTATGTCATCATGCGTCAATTGCTAGCAGAAGCTTATGACTCTGGTGCAATGAAGGCTGTTGCTGTTGCTGACCCACAGGCAAGCGAAGCAAACGCTAAAGCATTCATCAAAGCTGTTAAGACTGTCTCTGGTGATATGACCTTCCCTAACAGCAACTGGAATGGTTACTTGGATGTTCAGAGTGAAGATAACAAAGCTATCGTTACCTTCTCTAACCGTGATGAGCAGATTCTTCTCATCGACAACGCAACAGATGTTGCTTGTGATGTAGATGTACTTGCTTATGCCTTTGGTCGTGACCTATTGAGGTTCAACACCGAAGTTAAGCAGATTGTTGATGCTTTCCCAATTGAAGGTATGGTTGCTTGTCTCGTAGATAAGAACTTCTTCCAGGTTTATGATGACCTATTCACCTTCCGTGAGTTTGAAAACGGTTTGGGTCTTTATCGCAATCACATTCTCCATGTCTGGCAGACAATTGGTTACAGCTGTCTTGTAAACTCAGTCTGTTTCATTGTCACTTCTGACCAGAACTCTGATGGTGATATTGCTGATGAACTAAGTGTTACTTATACTCTAAAGAGTGGTATCACTTCCAGCAACAAGCGTAAGAAAGTCTTTGAAGGTCAGTCTTACAAGACAACCCTCAAGGGTGATAGCTTGGCAACTGATACTGTTACAGTCACTATGGGTGGTACAAATGTTACTTCAGATGTCTACACAGCATCTACTGGTGTTGTTAAGATTGATAAAGTAACTGGTGCGATTGTTATTACAGTTGCTTAACAATAATAACTACTAATCTAGGTGGTGGGTAAAACCACCACCTATTTTGAAGGATTAACATGGATAAAATCTTTGTGAACTTTCTACCACCGTGGGTAGAAACGAATATTCAACCAGCTTTCTATGATAAAGAATCTGGTTCTGTACTTCAGCAAACAGCTCGTATGTATGCGAAGGTTCAATGTCTTGTTAGAATGTTTAACAAGCTTTCCAAAGAAACAAAAGAAACTGTAGATGAGTACATTGCTAAGTTTGTAGAACTAAAAGACTTTGTTGATACTTACTTCGAAAACCTCGATGTCCAAGAAGAAATCAACAACAAGCTAGATGCTATGGCTGAAGATGGTACTCTTCAGAGCCTCATCTATGAAGCTATCAATGTTCCACAGGGTATGAGCTTTAACTTAAAGCGTATTGGTCGAAAGTTATTTGAAGGAACTTTGGACAATGAAACAGGTAAAGCTATGTCGATGCAAGGTGGTGTATTGATCGGTGACAACCTAGTGGCTTATGTACTTTGGGATAGTTATAATGCACTCAATGTTAACAGTGTAATCGTACAGAATATTGTTACTGGTGAAATCATCCGTACTGCTGATTATAACTTCGGTTGGTGTAACTCTGTTGCTTATTATGATGGCAAGTTATATATTGCTGTTCGTGGTACAACAGATGATGGTGTTTCAACCAACAACGGTATCATCAAGGTTCTTAATGTAGGTACTCTTGCTTTAGTAGATACTATTACAATGCCATTTAATGTTAATGCTATATATCATAATGAAGATGGCTTTTATCTTCTACAAGAAAGTTCTGGTAATATTTATCTTTACGATAATACTTTAACTTCTGCTATCAAGACAATCGAAATAGATGATGTTAATTATCATCAGAATATTTGTGTAGATAGTGCTTATATCTATTTGCTGACAAGTCGTGCTATTAACTCGCTTCAATTATTCGATAAGGAAACTGGTAATCTTATTAGAGCTTACAATGTTCCTAAATTCGGAGGTAGGTTTGCAGTTGGTGAATTACAATGGATCGACAAAGATGGTGAAGATATTATTATCGGTTCAGATTGTAATAACCTAATTCATGGCATTGCTCAGTTCTTTAAAGGTAATCTAAAGAATAATGTTACAACAAATGAATTTGTTAATTTCTATGCACAGACTGTCTATTGTAATTCTGAAACAGATAATTATGATGCTGATGGTAGTTCAGTCAAACCATTTACTGAAATTTATGAAACTCAATTTATTGACATTCCAAACATTGTGGTGAATGGTAATAACAAGTCATACAAGTATGTCTATATGTCCGACAAGCAGTATGTAAGGATTCAAAATGCTACTTTGTCCGAGGGTATTTACTTCCAGTATGGCGAACTCGTGCTTAACAGTGTTACTGTCAATTATTCTCTCAATCCTGCAACATTAGCTTGCATGTATTTGCGTAATAGTACAGCATACTTCAATACCACAGTATTTGACGCAGGTAATGAAGATTATTTAATTAACAACGGTGGATATAACTCTATTCGCTTCTCTGGCTGTACATTTAGTAATTATGGAAGTAGGATCTTTACAGGAACTAATGTGACATCAGAAATTACTATTGATAGTACAGATGGTGTTAGTTACATTCCTCGCCTTAACGGTGTGCCTTATAACTTGTGTTATAAAGCCAATCTTAACGCTTGGCAAGCTGGTGATTATCCATGGCAGACAGATTTAACTGAATCGCAGATTGATGACCTTCTATCAAATGTAAGTCATATTATAGTTGGTGTTAAAACGCTAAACGGCGGTGAGGTTTTAGAAAATACATACAAAATTAGACCTCAAACAGATGTGTATAACATCAATCAAATTACTTCATCTAGCTCTAGCGTTAATGTACGAATCGCTAAGACAACATTTAAGGCTACTAAAGAAGGCTTAACTATTACACTAAATGCTACAACACAGATAACGGCAGATGGTGCAAGTATGCCAACAACAACAGCAAGCAATTCCAACAACATTGTTTATGTTAAGTTGGTGAAGTACGAAAGCTAGTTAGCCACAATTCCACAGGGTTATCCACACCCTGTGGATATTTTGTGTATATGTTATGATAATATTAGGAAAAGATTATGGCTAATATATCTAAGGTTTATTTACTCAACACACCTCTTGAAGATGATATGAAGAACACCTTGTATTTTGCCAACGCTTCGGCTCAGCAAACCTACATGAACAACAACATCATCAAGAGTTACACAAATGTGTCTTACCAGAGAGACACTTCTACTTTTCGCTGTCCAGCTCAGATTGACACAATCAGGAACTGTAACTATATAATGTTCCAGAACACAGCTTACTCTAATAAGTGGTTCTATGGTTTCATCAAGAAGATGACATATATCAATGATAACTTTACAGATGTAGAGTTTATTGTTGACCCTCTTCAAACTTTCATGTTTGATATTACGGTTAGACCAAGCTTTGTTGAGCGTGAACATACTGATAATGACTCTATTGGACGCAACACAGTTCCAGAACCTCTTGAAATTGGCGAGTATGTCTGTCAAGGAACAGCAAGTGACTTTGTGTATAACATGGTATATTGCTACTTCGTTGTTGCTGTTACAAAGCTATTCAACAAACCTACTGAGGCAACTCCTGGAGATTATGTTGTCTATAATGCTTCAATACCTGATGGGTGCTACTATATCGCTCTTCAGAATCTTAACGCTGTTAAGAAGCTTGTCAAATATTATGATGGACAATCTGCCAAAGATGCTATTGTTTCAATCTTTGTCGCTCCTGTAGATTGTTTCACTAGTGCATTTTCACATAGTGTAGCATTGGGTGAAGAGTATTGTATTAAACCAGAAATGGTATTCACTCAAAATGCAAGCTTTGACAAACCATCTGACAACATAATGTCATATACCCCTCGCAATAAGAAGCTTCTCTGTTATCCGTTCCGTTATATGCAGGCATCAAATAACTCTGGTCAGCTAACATCTTATAAATATGAAGATTTTGCATCAGGATCAACAATGCAATTCCAGCTAAGGTATGCCTTAACCTCTGGTGGTAGTGGAAGAATATTCCCTAGAGGTTACAAAGGTATGGATGATGCTTTTGATGAGGGTATCAATCTTGGCAAACTCCCTGTTGGCTCTTGGCAGAGCGACTTATTCACCAACTGGATGACACAGAATGCAATTAACATACCAACTTCGCTAGCAAGTAGCATGGGCGATACACTAATAGGAGCTTCTACAGGTAATGTTGGTGCAACTGTTGGTGGTCTTAAGGGTATTACAGGTATTGTTGACCAAGTATATCAACATTCATTGCAACCACCTCAAGCAGAAGGTAATGTGTGTAATGGTGATGTTAACTATACATACTCAATGACTGGTCTTTTCTTGAGACATATGTGTATTAAGCCTGAATACGCTAGAATCGCCGATGATTATATGGATATGTTTGGTTATGCTACTCACAGGGTAAAGACCCCAAACACAGCCCACAGGCAAAACTGGTGGTATACCAAGACCATTGACTGCAACATTACAGGGAATGTACCAAACGATTATATGAATCAAATTAAGGGAGCTTATAACAACGGTATCACCTTCTGGCGAAACCCAAGTAACTTCCTTAATTACAGCGTAAGCAATGGAATAGTATAAGGATAAAAGATGGACAAATGTAAACTAGATTCATACCAACTTCTGAGCTACAAGAGCGTTGCTCAGATAAGTAATAACATCACTTTCAGCTATTACTACTACAAACTAATGCTAATAGTTAATAACCTCTTTGAGTGGGAGGGGTTGCCAAATAACATGGAGAGTAGATGGATTGAAAACTATCTATTCTCTGATGGTCAATGTGTATTCTTCAAAGACCCTGTAATGGGCTTCATGGTCGCCGGTATTGCCCAAGATGGTGGTGTTAACTGTTACAATGACCCAACGACTCTTACCCCTGTAGCTGTCAATTATGTGTATTCTGGTAATGAACCTCTTACCAACGGTGAAAACTGTTTCCTTATCCGTAATAACGCTCTCCGTCTTCCAGAGTTCGCTGTGGTTCGTTACTACGCCTTCAAACTGAGTAATATTGATAGAGCAATTGATGTAAATATTGAAGCCAACAAGACTCCAATCATTGTTAAATGTTCTGACCGTCAGAGATTAAGCTTGAAACAAGCTATAAATCAGAGAAAGGACAATGAGCCTGTTATCTGGACTGACGATAAGTCAGACATCAATGGTATGGTTGAGACCATGTCTCTAAACCCACCAATGGTGTTCAAAGACCTTCAAGTCCAGAAGCATATGATACTCAATGAGTTCTTCACTGATATTGGTGTAAACAATGCCAACATGGACAAGCGTGAGCGTATGGTTGCCAATGAGGTTGAAGCTAATAATGAGCAAGTTAAGGCTTGTGAAGATGTGTTGCTTCGCTCTCGTGAAGAAGCTTGCAAGCAGATTAACAGAATCTTCGGTCTCAATATCTCTGTTAAGAGAAGGGAATTGGATAAGATTCCAGAGTACGAGGATATTATTAAGGAGGAAGAATAATGGAAGATGAGTTTGTAATGCCTGAGTTCAAACATATTGCAACCATGATACCAGCAAGATATACAGAGGTTGTAGACAACCTTCTTAGGTATCCTGATACAGCTGAAGCTATCGCTCTTGCTATGAGTAAGTACCCTCTTTATGAGACAGACCCAGATAAAGTAAATCAGTATGGTACAGCTTACAAAGTACCAACTCGCCAAGAGCTTAACACTAAGATTTTGAGTTATTATCGCTTCCGTGAGATTGGACAGGAGACTGTTGGTAGATGGCTCTTTGAGCTTGAAACAGCTCTCAATGAGATTATGCCTAGATACAATCAATTGTTCTACTCTGCAGACCAAGACTTCAATCCTATCTACAATGTGGACTACATCCGTAATACACAGCGTAATAAGAGTGATACTAACATTGGCTCTCAGTCTAGCTCTACGAACACTCAAGCAAATGGTCAGGACAGTTCCAGCAATACTGAGTACACTAAATCCGTAAACTCTAATACACCTCAGAACCAGCTCGGTATCTCTGGAGAAGATATTGATAGTGTAGATTATGCTGATGATGCAAGCTGGGGTAAATCTAGTGGTACAACCTCTGGTTCTAATACTACCAACGGAAGCTCTCAGACCAATGGATCTAACTCGGTAATTGGTAATGAGAAGGAAGGTATCATTGAGACAACTAAGGGTAACTTTGGTGTTGTCTCAGCTCAAGACCTTATCCTCAAGTATCGTGAGACTATTCTAAACATTGAGCAGATGATTATTCATGACCCAAGACTAGAGGAACTCTTCATGCTAATATATTAGTATGTGGGACATAGTTTACTTTGTAAAAGACACACCAGATAATGAGGAGCTTAGATACTCTCTTCGGAGTTTATCTAACTTCCCTCATAGGAAGGTGTGTTTTTATGGTGGTTGTCCAAAAGGTATGAACCCTGATATACACTTTGAGTTCAAACAGGATGGCAGAACCAAGTGGGAGAATGTGAATAAGATGCTTAGAAGTGCTTGTCGGAGTAATCTGATTACCAAGAACTTCTGGCTCTTCAATGATGACTTCTTTATTATGAATGAAGTATTACATCCTGTTAATTACTTCTCGGGAGATCTATACAAGAGGATTGTACAACTTGAAGATAAACATGGAGGAATAACCCAATATTCTTCTGAGCTTCGCAAAATGTGTCAAGAACTTGAAGCTCTGGGATGCTCATCTAAGAATTATGCTGTACACTATCCAATGCTAATCAACCGAAAGAAGGCACTGGAACTTCTCAATACCACAGACAATCCAATGTTCAGAAGCTTATATGGCAATTATGCCAATGTAAAGGCTGAGTGGACTAATGACTGCAAGATTGTATCCAAAGATAAAGAGTGGAAGGGTTCAAATTATCTATCCACAGAAGATAAAGCTTTCGCTGATGGAATTGTAGGCAAACAGATAAGAGAAAGATTCCCTGATAAGTGCAAATATGAATTATAGGAAGGAGTACCTCATGGGTTGTGGTGGTAAGAAGAAAAAGAAGAAATAAAGAATGACCCCTCTTGATGAGGGGTCTTTTGATTAGATGGATGTTACTTCAGACTTAATGTCTCCGTATTTTCTGCAGATGTCAATGATGAACATTGAGTCATACATGGATACTTTGCCATAAACAGATGTGAAATTCTCCATGTCTGTAACATTGACATCATATCTTTTAACATCTTCCCATAGTTCCTTTGAATCAATTTTGCCTGCAATAGTTACATTCAGATATACCATAATAACACCATCCTTCCTAAGGTTCAAAGCAGAGGGCTTATATTTAGATTATAACAAAAGACACCCAGATAAACTGGATGTCTCTGCAAGATAGTCATGATTGTTTGTTTTAGAGAATGTGTAGAAAAGAGGAGCTGTATTACAGCCAGGTAGAGCTGGTAAGGGTGGGCATCACCAGCTCTAACCTCATTTAATCATAAAAGCCACCCTACTGCAACAGGTGGCTTTGCAAGGAAAAGGACAACTACCTTTTCAGAGAGGCTCAGGATTCCTCTCTGATTAGATTATATCATTCTCCTAATATTCAATGTAGCAATTCCAATTATTTAGAGTCTTGCTTGAAGTAAACTCTAATGGATGGATATTTGCCACCCTTTGTATCTCCGTTAACAAAAGCAATAAGCTTTTCTTTTTCATTAGTATTACCAGAGTAATAAAGCTTTCCAGCTTTGCTCTTGTGTTGCCAGAGACTTGCAATCTCATTCTTTTCCTCACCCTTGTCTTTTGATTCATAAACTTGAATATCTGGTTGATTTGGATTCTTTTTAACAGTTGTAACAAAAGCTACAATGTTGATTGGAGAATCCCCAGATGTCTTTCCTGAGTAATAAAGAGTATCTCCCTTCTTTTTCTCCCAAAGAGCAAAAGCTTCCTTGAGGTCAGAGTTGTTATAGGTTAGTTGTGAAGCACTTGTCTTCATAGGGTTGTCCTTTCTTAGGATTAACGCTTATTATTTATGGTGACCTTCCAAGCTTTAGGCTCTTCTGGTCTTATGGTATTGTCGGACTCATACTCATGATTTTCAAGCCCTCAGGCATCCGACAATGGCTATTATACTATTTTAGCTGATTATCGCAAAGCATCTCAGCTTCTTTGATTTTAGCTTCTATTGTTTTAATTGCTTCATCAACATCTTCTTCATTGCCAAAGCTTGTTACCTTGAGCTTGTTTAGAGCTATTGTATTAGCTTTAGAATCAATGTAACCACCAACAATAATCCCATTCCAGAAGAAGTCTATAACACCTCTATTCTTATCTTTAAGGTCTGGTAGGACTCGCTGGTAGACTTGGTCTTTCTTAGCTGACTTGTAAAACTCGATCTCCTTCTTTGCATACTCTTGGAAGGCTTGTTTGAGGTCTAGTTTATCGTTTGGCTTTGTCATCTTTATCTCCAATTACTTTTGCTCAATTACATTTTCTTTCATTCTTTCTCCTTAATAGTCATAACTTCTTTGAAAAAAGATTGTGGCATCATCATATCATCCATAGTTGAAGATAAAATATGTGAACGATATTTCTC